GCTTGAACAAAAAATAACTATCTTCCCATAAGTTCTGAGTGATGTTTTGATTGTTTATATATATGTTTATATAGTCAATAACTGGATCATAGTACAATGTCTGATTGAGCCAATTTGTGTACTTCACGTAAGTTCTAGTGAGATCAGATTGGTACCCGTAGTCGTACCTAGTTTTGTAGGTTTTATTCTTGTTCCGAATAAACCAATTAATCATAGAGACCCTAAAATTGGGATTCATTTGCATATTCACAACCCCAGAACCAGGTGATGAACCGCTTGCTCCAAATGAGCGAGGACAATCGGGCTCTTTAAGTACCTTTGGGATTTTTAGTGTCAATGGGGTATTCATGTAATATATCCTCTCTTCTGAAGTGAGAAATATCTGATCAAAAAGTATACTAACATCAACAAGTTCCATAGGTTCTGTATTATCGGTGAACCAGCTTTGAGGATTAAAATACAATTTCACGTAGACCCTCTGTCGGCCCATGGCACACAATGGAAGGTACATGTCCTTTTGGGTCGAAAAGAAGAATCTCAATGGAATTATAAGCTCATTCGTGGGCGACGAAGTGGTTGGGCCTATTCCGTTACCAGTCGGCAAAGTACCTCCGACCATATTTACAAGTCCAAGAATCTCATCCGCGGTCAAGAATAACTCATTATATATAGTGTGCCAATCAGAATCATACGAATCGTTGAGTACATTATCAAAATAGAGTTCGGCCTTGTCAATAAGAGCGACCCCAACTCTATCAATATAATTTGTATTAGGAGGAAGACGGCACTTGAGATACATATTTTTTATGAGGTCACCATTCTCACCTACATTTATTGGTACTGTAAGTATATTTCCTATATAAGGCGGAGTAGTCACCTTGAGCTCTTTTTTTACTATTGAAAAATTGGTATGTTGCTTCGTTGATGGAGTCCAATCAGTTTTGGATGCATACAAATACTTGTCCTGGGGACCGACCGCTGACATTCCAATTGCAGCAGCAGTTGCAAAAGTTCTTATGGGTTCAGAGTGTTTAGGGTCATCCGGAACAAAAGTAGAATAAAATCGATCCGGCTCTAGATTTACTTCCCATGTATTCGAATGTATGTGTGTTACTACATTCTTAAGATATTCACGGGCCGCGAATATATTGGATGTCAAAGGAGTTATAGTTTCACCAGCCCCTGGATTTTCTGTATCGTTTTTCCTACGAGTCACATTAAATGCAGGTCGAGTGAGAACTAGATCCACCTGAGAATCTTGTGCCAAGTTACTAAGAGGGAAAGTATTACTAAGAACAGACCGCTGATAAAGGGCAGTATACCCCGGCCCTGGTAGTATTTTTTGGACCGTATCTCCTGGACTGATACTCACTGTTGTAATTGGATCATTTGTAAGACCCGGTGACTGATTAGGGGCCGTCAAAAAATCTCTGTGCGTGTTTTCTATAATCGTTTTTACTTTAATCTGGGTGGCCATCCCAAGACTTCTATATTGTAGCAATATCTTTCTTCCACATGTCCGCAATTCCGGTCGTTTCGAGATCCTTGAGGTCTGTTCGGGTCTTTTCCAGAGTTTCTGTGAGGGCCAATACATTCTCTTCGGTATACTCGAAGGTCCTTGTTTCCAAGAGACTTTCTGGCAGACTGTGCACTGTCATCTCTGCTAGCAATTCTCCCTTTGGTCTCCTGAAAACTACGAGGGTCCCCTTGATGACCATGTCTATAAACCTTCTCTTGTTGTCGAGCTTCTCAATCTTTTCCTCGAGGACTTTCTTCATGTGCTTCTTCCGGGCCTTGTAGAATTGGAGCTTGATTTTCGTGTATTCGAATAGGATTTCTTCTGGGGACTCAAACTTTCGTATCCCGTTTTGGGTTACGAGATACATATTCGTTGTCCTCAAGTCCTTTTGGGGAACCGGAACTGGACCTCCCTGAATTACAAAGTTTGGTCGAGTCTCAGTTGAGTGATTTTCGTATCTTTGAATCTTTCCAGAGTCGATGAGACCATCAAGGTATTCTTTGTAGTCCTGGGTCCAGAGACCAGGTGGGAGTTCAGTCACGACACCATCCTTTACTGTTCCGTATGCGGTCCACGTATGGTCATCCTTCTTCTCTATACGACCGGTAAATCCGCGGTACCAAGGATTCATGGGAATGAGGGGTTCGCGGTTTAGTACCCGGAGTATATTGGCTTTTATATCCTTGGGGTTGAAACACGGAACTGAACAAGAGAATCCAGTACCGATGCCATCCGCCCCATTCACTAGAATCATTGGCAAAACTGGTACGAAAAAATCAGGCTCAGGGGTTCCCGAAGAAAAACTTAGAACGGGATCATCTCTCGGGTCAAAAAGTAGTTTGGTTTCTGGAGCAAGCCTCGTAGAGATGTACCTGACACTCGCATGGTCCTTTCCTCCTTCAAGTCTTGAACCAAATTGACCACTCGGAACCAAAAGATTCAAATTGTTTGAACCGGTAAAATCTTGAGCCAGACCAATGATTGTTCCATGGAGACTTGCTTCACCATGATGATAATCCGTGTGCTCCCCAATATACCCAGCGAATTGGCCAACTTGCATATCCTTTTCGAGATTCTTCTTCTTGGCACCAAATATAACTTTTCTTTGACTTGGTTTGAGACCATCTACCAAGTGAGGGATACTGCGGAATATATCAGCCTCAGAAAACTTGATCAGGTCTTTGTGAACAAAATCAGACACTTGAAGTTGGCGGACCGATCCATAATTCACAAAAGGTCTTTGTTCAAGTGCCATATAGGTCCTGAGCCATTCCTTTCTGTCAGATGCATGTGTCTTTGAAAAGGCCAGAATCATTGATTGATCGGTTTCTTGGTCTGTTCCGAATTTGACCGTAAGTTTATCAATCATCTTGAAATATTCGCGAGCCTCTGCACTTGTTGATGTACCAAGTCCCTTGTAGTATTTTGCACCCGATGAACTTGCACCCGATGCCTTGAAAGCCTCTTCGGTATAGAACCATTCTGCGCCCTTCTTGACAACTGGGGTCACCATGGCACACACGTACCCAGCCTTGAGGAGACCGGGCCAAAAAACGTGAAACATATTCAGGACCAGTCCTTTGATATGAGAACCATCAAGGTCTGCATCAGTCATAATCATGAGTCTCCCGTACCTGAGTTTTGAAGTGTCTTTGGTATCTTGTTTGAGCCCCAGGATCTGTTTGAGAGCCATAAATTCTTTGTTTGATTCAAGTTGTTTTACCGAACTATCGCGCACATTCTTTGGTTTGCCTCTCAAAGGAAAAACTCCGTATCTGTCTCGGCCAACAACCGAGAGACCTGCGATCGCTAAAGCTTTGGCGCTGTTTCCCTCTGTGATGATGAGTGTGCACTGTTCTGACTTTGGGCCTCCTGCCCAATTCGCATCATCAAGTTCAGGGATTCCCTTGACACGATCGCGCTTAGTTCCATCCGATTTTTTGAGACGACTCTTCTCAAGGTTCTTAATATCGTCACCAAGACCACACGCCAATACATCTTTTACAAACTTGGGCTTAAGCTCTAAGTGTTCCCTTATTTGAGTGTTGAGCTCTGTTTTCGTCTGGGACTCAAATGATGGCTTGTCTATGAGCAACTTGACAAAAACAAAGAGGTGCTGCTTGATTTGGGATGGAGTCGAGTTGAGAGCCTTGGCAAGTACTTGGACCAAGTGATCCACATGTGTACCGCCTTTTGAGGTACTTATTCCATTTACAAAAGAAATTTGTTGGAACCCATCATCAGAATGACCCACTATAACTTCCCAGTTGCCTTGTTTCATCTTGGCATGCGATACATCGGCTGGAAGATGCCTCAGAGCAAATTCTTCAAATGAAACCCCAACAGCCTCCCCATTATAAGTGACTTTGGGGACCCAGGTTCCAATCTCAGTGGCTCGGCGCCTAAAAAGAGGTTCAATCAGGTCAAACTTAGGGGAACCGAGTCTCTTGTAGTCAGGAATAAACGTGATTGTAGTCGAACCTATTTTTTTAGTAAAGGGTTGAATGACAGGTGCTTGACACGTTTCCATATTGTCTACCCATGTCTGGTTATACGTGAGTTTGTTCACTGGGTCGTCTATATTCACTGCGAATCTCCCAGAATAAATATTCGTGAGTTTGGCTCCGTAACCATTTCGCCCACCGGTATATCTAGCTCCTGCATCATCATCAAAGTTTGAAGACGTCAAGAGGTGTCCAAATATGAGTTCTGGGAGCCAGAGTGATTCGTCTCCATCGTGCTTTTGGATCGGAATCGGTTTGTTGTTTCGGATCGAAATTTCCCCAGTTTGGTTTGAAAAAGTCACATCAATTTTATTCGCTTTGGGGTCCCGAAAAAATTCATCCGATGCGTTTACCAGAATCTCATCGAAAATTTTCAAGAGGGCTGGCGAAACGCAA